CATCATCAGTGTAGAACTGTCTCATGCTTGTTAGACCTTGTTTGTCTAATAAATCTTCGATTAACCTAGAATACTCATAGTGTTTATCTATAGAAATTTGAATTTCACTGTCGGTTGCAGAAATCAAAGTTACTTGTTGTCTAGTTGTTTTAAGACTTGCTGCCCCTCTAGTAGGAGTAGGGATGTGAATTGTATCCCCTTTTCTACCATTGTGGTTCATTACTGTAACTAGGTTTGCTAAAACCAAATTCTTTTTGTATGCAGCTACGACTTCGTTGGACCATAACTCAGGAATAAACTTATCCTGTGTGGTGGTATTCATCGCAGATGCGGCTGAAAAGTTAGCCATTATCTGTCTCCTTAATAAATTAAAACTATAGGATTAACGAACCCTACCTTCTTTGTATGCTTGATAAATTTCTGGCTGTAAGTCAGTGTATCTTCTTGGGTCTTCTAACTGCAGTCTAATTAATTCAGAACGCTTGTAAGTAGGCTTACCTTTTGAAACAGCATCTTGAGAAGCACCAGACGCTACTGCTGTAGCAGCGTTTAGTTCTCGTTCTTTTTCAGTTCGAGCTACTTCTTTTTGTTGTTCCATCTTGATGCCATGCAAACTTTTGTACTGGCTAAATAATTCGTCTGCGTAGTTAAAATCTCCTGCACTGGCTTTTTGCCACATATCTTGTCTTGGTACACTTTCCATTACCCACTTTTGAAAATCGAGGTCTTTTACGATTACCTCAACGTCTGGATGTTTTGCTTGCAGCCTATTCATAGTAGTGTCAGTGTTAGACTGTTGCAAAGCACCTTTAATAGGTTGGATAGCTTCCTCAACTATTTTTCGTACAGAGTCAACAGGATTAGCTAGAAAATCATCTTCTGATAACTGCCTCTCTTGTTCCTGTACTGGTGTATCTTGAGCCTCTTGTAAATTCTTTTGAATTAAACTATCGGCTAGTTTACGAAGTTCACCTAGTTCGTTTCCTTGTTTACCGTACTGTTGTTCTAAATTTTGGTAAGATTGTAAAATCTCATCTACGGATTTATTTTGAAACTTAGGTGGTACAGCTTTTTCCTGGCTTTGTTGCTCGGAGCTGCTTTCTTGCACTTCTTCGCTAGTTACCTTTTCTCCTTCTAACTGGCTACTGATTTCTTCAGTAGACGTACCGTCAGAAACATTCAAATCAGAATCGACTATTCTATCAGTCATACGAGTTCTCCTTGTTTTAACCCTTATGGGGGAACGATTAATGTGGTATACCTAACCTTTTCAGATTATGGTGGTTGGCTTTTCTATGTCTCCTTGCCCATTTGTCGGCTGTGGTAGGAAAGCCTGTGTCTATCCCAGGTAATAAGAATTTCCCGCCTGAGATTATTTTGTAGGCTGTAGAGTTTTTTGAACAAACACATGGTATGCTCTGTTCTCTACTCCACCTTTCAAAAACTTTGTTACATGAGTTACATTGATAATCATTTATCATTGTCTTCTGCCTGCTCTATTTCGTTTTTAAGAACGGACTCAAACTCAATCATAAGGTGCAACATACCTAAGGCACCTCTTTGTTGCCAAAATGTTTTTTCGTCTTGTATGTTTAGTATGTTATTTTGTTGATTAAACATATCAATAAGACGTTGGCGTATTAACTGCCACCCTTCACTCGATAGGGTATCGAACATTTCGTCATAGTTCTTTTTTATACTTTCGTCCATAGTTAGTACCTCTCATGGTTTGTAATATCATTAATGCAGCTATCTCTTCATCGTCTAACATTCTTTGCTGTTGTAATCGTAGACGTTTTAAAGTAGCTTGACTTGTTTCTTGACCAAACCCTCCTATCTGTACTGGTACCCCATATCTTCCTTGTCCATATTGTCTTCTACCAAAACCTTTTGAGGTTAAGTTTGAATCTGGACTGTGCATTTTAAATCCTTGTTAATAGTAAACTTATTAATATTCCACCCATACTTGTAACTAAAATAAATGCAATCTTAGTTAGCAACCCAGTTATATCATCTAGTCTTTTTTCAATAACTTCTAAACGGTTAAATATTGTTTTAGTGCGTTCCTCGCACTGAACTTCGTGTGCTTCTATCCTAGAGTTAAGCTCACAAATATTTAACAAAAGAGTGTCTTGAGATTGTTCTAGTTTCATTTACTAGCCCTCTAACGCAGTTACTCTTGTCTCAAGAGCTTCTATTTTTGTTACTGCTTCTTGTAGTGCTGCGGTAAGTAATGGAACTAATTTAGCTTGGTCTATACCTTGATACTTTGGTTTTTCCCCTGTTTTTTCAAAAGTATACCCAGTTATTAATAAATCACCTGGTTTTTCTGTTTCATTGTTTATTACGTTACCTTTTGAATCTTTAAGAATACCAGTATCAATCATTCCATCTTTTTCACCATCTATAGCTTCTGGAACTATAGAAGAAACTTCATGAGCTAAAAAACCATCTACTGTAGTGCTTGCATCAACTTTAAAATTAAATTTACGTGGCTGAAGCTGTTTTAATCGTGTAATACCATCAGATATATCAACAATGTTTTCTTTTAACCGATAATCTGAACTTGTAACGTAAGCTGTAGCAGTATTATTTGTACCTATGTATCCGACCATTGTTCCTGCTGAATTGTCAAATCTTGCAAAAACACCTGCATTACTTACGGTTGATTTATAATTTATACCAACATAGGTTTCCATAGTAAAAGCGTATGAATTAATAGTGCCAGTTCTTCGTAAATTTATAAAAGCTGCTGCATCACTTAGATTTACATCATGGTTAAAAGTTGCAGTGCCTGCATCTGAACCATCTAAAGTTAAAAAAGTTGTATCAGTACTACCATCGGTGCCTTTAAATATTATATCTGTATCGGAACCTTGAGCGTCAATCGTAATATTTCCTGCACTGGTAGCAAGAGTGCTTGCTGCGTCTCCTAAACTTATATCATCTAATGCAGGGCTACTGCTTCCTCCAGAAGAAGCAAACGTAATCTGGTCACCTGAAGCATCTGTTGTTATAGTCATATTAGACCCTGCAACAAATGTTAAAGTATCTGTTGCTGAATCTGCTACAACATCATCTTGCCCTGATACAGATATTGTTTTAAATGCGTTGGCTGCACCACCACCTGCACCTGTAATTTCTGAATCAACGTATGCTTTAATTGATTGCTGTGTTGCAAGTTGTGTGGCACTGTTACTAGCCATATTGTCTTCGTCTAGTATCGCTGTTCCTGAGACCCCTGTGTTTAACACTGCTGACGTTAAAGTTTTGTTTGTAAAGGTCTGTGTTGCTGTTGTTCCTGCTATTTCTTGGTCACCACCTGGGGGTAGTGTCAATACGTTTGTAACAGAAGAAAGATGTGGTTGTGCTTTAACTGTTTGTCCATGCGAGTTATTTTCACAGTTAAATACAAGTGTTCCTGGATTTGTGTTACCTTTTAAAATTGTTTTGCCTGTTCCGTTTGGAGCAAGCTCTATGTCAGCATTTGATGTTGTAACAATGTCTTGTCCGTTAACATCAAGGTTACCACCTAGTTGTGGTGAGGTATCTTCAGAAAGCTCGTTGATTGAAACTGCCTGTGCTCTAGCGTTTGTAAAATATAAATTTGTAGAGCCTTCTGTTATTTCATCTGTGTTATCTTTCGTAGCTATCTGTGCGTCAACATAAGTCTTGATTGCTTTAGCACTAGCTACCGTATCGTCAGAACCTGACACACTAGATATATCTGTATCCAACACCCCTGATTTTAAGTCAGCAACGTCTATGTTTGATATGCTGTTACCTGTACCTTCAACATCAAAAGTTTTATTAGTAAGTGTTAAAGTATCAGATGCTATTGCAGCGTCTTGTGCATCTACATAAGTTTTTATAGACTTTGCAGATGCTAAAGTATCATCACTACCAGATACGGAACTTATGTCTGTGTCTAAAACACCAGACTTTAAGTTATCTACTTCTAAATTAGAGATGGTGTTATTGTCTGCATCTATAGTTTTATTAGTTAATGTTGCAGTTCCTGAAGCAGATACTTTACTAGCAATAGCTGTGTCTAGTCCGTCAAAGTTAGAGTTAAGGGTAGCACCCCAGTCTCCATCTTGTTCGCCTATACCTGGCTTTTCTAAATTTAAATTAGTAGTAAACGTACTTGCCATTAATCAACACCTCGTAATCTTCCGTTAGGGTCTCTTTGTACTGGTCTACCCCCTATAGAAGACACTCTTCCTTGTTCGTCTCTAGTAATGTTTAAATCAGGTTCTTGCTGTTGTTGTTTTAGTATTTCATCAAGTTTTGCGTTTATTGGGTCAATATTAGTAGAACCTGTGTTAAACATTTGTTGTTTGTTTGTCAGAGCAGTAATGCTGTCTCCAAGTGTGCTGTTTATTTTATTTACTGCAGAATCTGTAACCGTAGAAAAAGATTGTTTTAGTGCATCAACTAAGGCAAGGTATTCTGAAGGAGGAGCTTCATCTCCTAAAATTTGATTAGCTGTTTGAGCTTGTTTAAGCGTTGAATCACTTTCTGCTTTAAGCCTCTCGGTTTGTGCTTTAGCCATATTAAGCATAGCTTCACTTTGATTCCATATAGCTTCACCTCTATCTCGTTCAGCTTCTGCCTCCATCTCCAATACTTTTCGTACATCATCTCTAGAAGATTTTTGAACATGATGTTGAAACTCTTGAGCTTTTCTTTGTTGTTCTGCAAACTTAATTTGCTGGTCAAAGTTAGGCTGTGGTTCTGGAGGATTAAGACTACGTTGCAAAAACGTGTCCATAATTTGCATAAGAAGTTCTTTATCTTCAACATTGTAATTTTTTAACACTCCTTTAAGTATGACGTAGTAAGCAGGAGAACCTGCTGGTGTAGTTTGTAAAAGCTGTGTTAGTTGGGCAACTTCAAACTCTCTAGCCTGTGCTCCTAACGCTCCATGTACTTTAAATTTGTAGTCAGCTACAGGATAACGCTCGGTATCAAACTGCATATAACGGTGAGCTATCTTATGTATTAGGGGTCCAAGAAACTCATACTCCATATTACGCAGAGTTCTTTTTGCTCTTTTAAGCATAGCTCCCATCATCATAGACATACCACCTGCAGTCTCGTTTCTAGGATTTACTCCTAGAGGAGCAGCAGTGTCTATGGAACCAGTAGCCATAGTAACCATTCTTTCAAATTCTGCTGTTTGCCTGTAACTTTGTGGGTCAGGTCCAGGAAATTTAAATGGTGCTATAGCTTCGTTAACAGGACCAGATACAACTATGTTTCTACCTGGGCGTATGTTAAAGTCACTGTTTCTGGGAGCCATCATGCCGTTAACTAGCATCACAGGGTAAGTGGCTAGTGCTAACGAGTCTATTCTAGCTCGTAATTCTGCATCTAAAGCTTTCTGTGGGTTGTAGCCTTTTTCTGCTACACCCCTACCCCAGAATCTATTTGGTACTGTATCCCACTGAAACGCAACAAATGACCTGTCTTGCATCATAAATGGGTTTCGTACTAGCTTTAGTAAGGTTCCTCTGTTACCTATCCAAGCAATACACTCAACCATATCTGCAGAGTCATCATAATCTATGTTAGAGTTTTCTTCTGCAAACTCAGCGAGAGGGTCTGGAACACTCTCTGCTGATTCAAAAAAAGATTTTGGTACTAAACCATGATACTCAAGTATTTCAACGTGCTCTGCCGTTTCATAGTTTCTTTCAGTAATATCTAGTATGGGATGTTCTGATTCATCTCTTGAGTACAAACCAATGGGTGTATCGTTGTAAACACCTCTAGCTTGTTTTTGTAATACTTCATGCACTGGCACTGTGTAAACGTGAGCAACACCTAAAGCTTCGTGTAAATTTTTAGCAGCTATGTCTATAAGAAACTCGTTAGGGTCTACAGGTACAAGATTAACGTGTATGTCATCTCTAGTAACTACATCTGAGGTAGTACCCATAGAACCTGTTATAGGAACTCTTCTAGGTTTTTGCTCAACTGTTATTTTACCTATGCCTGTTCCATATAAAGCGGCATTTAATAAGATTTCTGATATTGCTTTGTTTACGTTGCGTGTATCAAAGTCTTCTATAAGTTGGTCTGTAATTCTTGCAAGCCTAGTATCAACATTTTGAGCTATCTGTTGTATTTGCTCTGGGTTAAGCTGTTGTGCATTTTCTTTTATTATCTGCTCAAAAATTTGTTCTCTAACATCATCTTCTAAGTCAAACCATCTTTTACGGTGAAAGATAGTTTCTTCCATTTCGGAAACCCCTGCTTCTATTGCTTGTTGCAACGCAGGAGCAATTAGTTTAGACCTTTCATAGTGGCGTATTTTATCTTCTGGACCAGAGTGTTGTCCTCTCCAAAGCCTGTAATATTCTGCCCACCTAGTGCTATACTGTGAGTTCCTTGCATCTTCCCACTTTTCACACTTGTCTATTATCCACCCAGTAAGTTCAGAGTCGTAGACAACGCTTTCTGCATCTGCAGAGTAATCAACACTAGGTTCTACTATACTTGCTTTTGCCATAAATAATTCCTGTTAAAATCCACTTGTGGTGTCCATAGGCTCCCAAGAACTTTGTCCTATGTCTTCTGCCATGTCATAACTAACTTGTGCTATCTGGTCTATGTAAGCTAGACTGTCTATCATATCGTCATGCGATAAAGGGTTAGGAAAATCTAATAATTGTTCAAACAATTTGTTTAAATACTCTCCGCCTTGGAAAGAGAGCCGACCCTGCTCCATACGACCTTGTAAAGCCCAGACTATGCGGTCATACTTTTTTTGGTTTCCGTGAGTTAACTCTGTTATATATGGAAACACATTTAACCGCTTCATATTATCGGTTAGGTATGGCATTAAAGCGTTTTTTAATGCTCCCTTTTCTATACCTACCATTCTTGGTTTATATTTCTGGGCAGTGCGTAATATCCGCACAGCCGTCTCTCTAACATTCCATCTACCAGTAATAATATCAAAAACGTGCCACCCATCTTCGTTAACTTCTACTACTGATATGGCAGTTTCATCTAATCTTTTTGTCTTGCCTTGAGCAATACCTTTGACATCTTCATACCCTGCTGGGTCTACTGTCATATAAATATCAGACCCATGAGAGGGTCTGTCTTCTACTACAAACATATCTTCTTTAAAAACTGTGCCACCAAAAGAAGAAAAGTTTGCTTCAAACTCTTGTTTTACAAACTCAAGTGGCATATCTTTTGTAGCTAATACAACCTCTTTCGGGTCAAGAAAAGGGTTGTCAAGTGATTTGAAAGTCCAAGCATCCCAGTCATCTTCGTCCTTTTCTGCAGTAAGAAACAAATCGTAAAAGTGGTTTTTACCATTTGGTGTTCCTATAAATAATGCACTGCCTCTTACATCAGCAAGAGTAGGGCGTATGATTGCTGTCCATACTTCCTCTTTCATAAAAGCATATTCATCCATTACAACGTAAGATAGACCGACACCTCGAAGGCTTTCTGGTCTATCTGAACCTTTTAGATGGATTTGCCTATCATTTGATAAGGTGAGTATGCACTCATTCTCTCTTATCTTTTTTGTGATAGGGGCAGCCATTTGCTTTAATGCCTGCCACATAATATCTTTTGCTTGGTTAAATGTAGGAGCTATGTAGTAACAAGC